TTCCACGGTGGCGCCCGGTCGCCCGGTCAACCGCCGATATTCGGCTATCGCCGCCGCGGCGTCGTCACTGTTCCACGCCGTCCGCTTGGCGCGGCGTGCGGATTTGTACCCCGCTTCCCGACCGAGCCGGCGGGCTTCTTGTTCCGTCACCGTCCGGGCCGCTCGGGTCATGCCGGATGGTCCAAGGTAACCATTAGGTCAATCGTCTTGCGGTACGGCGAGCCCGGCGGGAGTTGCGCCAATGCCTGTTCGTACGTGTCCCGTTCGTTGGTCAGAAACACACCCTTGACCTTCACCGGCGGCGAACCGAACGATTGCGTGTGCAACCCGGACACGGACGTTTCTAGAGCGTCCCGAAGCGCCTTCACTTGGGCGTATGTCGCGCCGTACAAGTTGCATTGCACGCGGAAACGTACGACGCCGTCCGCGCCGTCTTGTACATAGTCCCGAGCGCCGGAAATGACTTGATACGTCAGACACGGGAACGTCGGGTCTTGCGGGAGCGTAACCGGGAATATTCGAGCGTCGGCGCCCGAGCCGACAAGCGCCGTCACCGCGGGTTGCGCTTCAAGCATGGCAACGAATGTGTCTTCCATTATGTCCGCCTTACTCGCCGCGCCGCGTTTTCCACAATGACTTTTACGGACCGTGCAAACCGCCGAATGACCGTCCGCGCCGTCCCGTCGAACGCGGGTCACATGAACGGTTGGGCCGGCATTTCGCCAACGTACTTTCCGCTTTCGTGATACCGCGGACCGGTCCCGAATTCGTTTAGGATTCCGTGCGGCGCAATACCCGGCTTCACGCCGTCCACGCCGACGTACACCTTGACTTCGTCACGCCGCGCCGGCTGTTCTTCTTGCGACGCCGGACCGGACAGTTTGTCCGAAACAATTATGTTGTCTGACAGTCCGACCCCGATAGGCGGCGCGTCCGGCGCTAGTTCCGCCGCCATGTCGCGCATTGGTTGGGCCGCGTCGATAAGCGCCGCCGTGACCAATTCCTTTTGGAGTGCGTCCGGCAAGCGTTGAAGCGCGCGTTGCGTTTCGCGCAACCCTTCAAGCTTCATTCGCACGCGGGGACCACGACGCGCCACTATTCACCCCGCGCCGAGCACAACAGTTCCACCCCGTCTTTGCGCCCGAGTTCAACGACGCCGTGTATGTTGTACGTTTTGCCGTTGAACACTAGGCGGTGCGTATCGACCGTGACAGTCGTAAGCGCCGGGAAGTATCCGACCCGAAATATGGTCGTGACCATTGCGTACGTTTGGTTCGCGCCGAACCGCTCGGCGACCTTTGACCCTTCCACACGTTGCGCCCAAAGCGTCCGCACAACCGACCACGTTTCGACCGGCTGACCGAGTGCGTCGCGCGTAACGGTCTTGGCTTCCAAGTTCACCCGGCGGTCAAGAAGTCCGGCGCGCATTTAGAGTTGGTCCACTTGAAGCGTTTTCAACGCGTTTCGGAACTGGCGAATGGTCCTCGTGTTGACATTCACGGCGACTTCTTCGCGGCTGTTGTACATGGTACCCGCGACTACCAAGACAAACTGTTTGACCAAGTCGGGAAGCGGGTTCGGCGGCGACGCCGTTTCGTCGTACCCGCAACGAAACGTGACTTCCACCGCGTTGTGTGTGTCGGCGGTCACCGGCCAAGTTGACAGGTATAGCGGCGCAATCGAGCCGTACGGGTCGCCGTACCGGACTTCATAATCGGTCCCTTCCACCATGTTTACCCAATCGCCGCCGGAATCTCGATAGCGGACGGATTGAACTTCAATAAGCGGCGGGAAGGGAAGCCGAAGTTCGGCGTCGGGATTGTTCGGGCGGGAGCACGGGAAGCCGCGCCACGCGACCCGCCACCGTTGCGGAAGCAAGGCGCGACCAAGCCAACCGTTGCCGGCGTCGATTTCGTCCGTCGCCGCCTGTACCCGAAGCGCAAGGGTCGCGTCTTCCGGGTGCGTCGGGGGTGACCCTTCCGTGTCCAAGTGCAAGTGTTCGTATAGCTCGGCGAGCGTCACAATAGGGTCGGTCGGGGCGGTCAGGCGGCGGCGCGACGTAATCACTTGTAGGCTTCCCTTATCCAATCGACCGAGCCGGCTAAAACCCAAGGGTCTTCCAAGCCGTGAAAGTTCACTATACGCGCCCCGTCCGGCAGTTGTCCACCCTTCGGCTTACAGTGTACCCGCCACGAAAACGCCCCGTCCGCCGTCCCCCATGTCCCGTACGTCCCTTCGGGGAAGTTGTGCGCCAACCAACCTTGGTCCGAACCCCATTTCCCCCGCTCGCGCCCGACGACTCGGGCCGTCTCGGGGTCGAACCGGGACCATATTTCGTCCCGAGCGCCCGCCGTTATCAGTTGCATTGCGCCGTTAATCCGGCCATGCGGGTTCAATTGGTCCGCCCAAAACACGAACCGGTCGGACCGGTTCCATAGGGGGCGAAGGTCGCCGACAACGACCATGTCCAAATCGAGTTGCACAATCCGCGGGCCGAACCAATCCCGCGCCCAATTCGAGTATAGGCGAAGCCGGCGGTAACACGACGGGTTGTGCGCGCCGTTCGGGTGCGGAACGTCGGCGTAATCGCGCCATAGCGGCGTGACGAATACGCGTTCGTCAAGCCCGGCGCGTTCGTCGGCGTCCGTGACAAGGTGGAAGCGCATTGGTTCGGGATAATGTCGCTTGACCATGCGGTACAGGCTGTTGACGTGCTCGAATGTGAACGCCGACCGATACCCCGGCTTCGGCTTCCAAAGGAACGTGACAACGTTTAGCGTCGGCTTCATCGCTTCCACCCCGTCAGAATGAACCAAACAAGCGCCAATATGCACGCGGCCCAAATCGCAACGACTCTCATTGATTGTACTTCGCGCCGGGCGTCCGAGCGTCGCCGACATGCCACGCCAAATTGTCGCGCGGACGCAACGTGTCCATTGCGTTCAGCGTCAACGAAATGTCTTTGAACGTTTCGGCGTGGACGATTGCGCGAAGCAACAATTCGGTTCGTGTAATCGACGGCATACCGCTCCAATGCGCGCGTCCACGGTACCACCGGTTCCCGCGGAAGTCGGCGAATTCTTCGGTCCACTTGATAACGTCTTTCGTCCCCATGCGGTGCGGTCCGACCATTTGCCGCGGGCCGGTGCGCGCCTTGCGGTCGCCGTATAACCGCACACATTCCACGTCAAACCGGGGGAGCGCCGCGACAAGTTCAATGTCGTTTTCCAAGTGAAGAATATGGGTTGCGCCGAGCGCCGCGGCGTGCGTCCACATGGTCTTGACCGCCGCCACCGGACCGCGCCGTTCGTTTGTTGCGTACACCGTGTCAAACCCGCCCGCCGCCGCAATCTGTAAGTTGTCGCGGCGCTCGCTTCCGTCGTCGGCGTGCAATCGAATATGGCCGGGTTCTTCCGCCTTGTTCAAGTACGAAAGGACGGTGTCCGCCGTGTACGCTGGCCGGTCGGCGGTCAATAGACAAATTGCGACTTTCACGGGTCCACCCTTTCGTATTTGACCGACCCGCGGGTGTCCGCGAAGAAGGTTCCGTTTGTAAGGAACTTGCGCTTAAGCGCGGCAATGGCGGCGCGCGCTTCCGGCGACTTTCGCGTCAATACGCGTTCGGACGCGTCGGGTATGTCGTCGCGACTGTACCGAATGAGCGGGACGGGAAGACGAACGGTCGTCGGCGAGTATCGCCGCACCCGTTCCATAAACGGGTGATTCTGACCATAATGGCCGCGGTATCGTTCGTCGTACCCGCCGATTTGCAACCACAACGACTTGTGGAAAAGCCAACTGTCCGGGTGCGGCTTGTACGGCGTCCCGTCCGCGTTGACCCGCTCGAATCCGTACGCAATGTCGGTCCGCAAGAAGCCGGCGTTAGGGCGCGGGTCCATAAGGAACGCCCATGTGTCGCGCGGTACGACGTGGTCAATATCGGTCACGACGAACCACCGCCCGCGGGCTTCGCCGACCGCAATGTTGGTCGCGCACCGATGCGACCATGGAATATGCGGCGGCGGAATTCGGAACAGGCGGACCGAAACGCCAATGTTCCGGTCAGGGTAGGTCGCCGGCTCGGCGCTGGCGTCGTCGCACACGACAAGTTCAATCCCGCGCTTTATGTCGTCGGGAAGCGCGGCCAAGCGGTCGTAATGGCGTTGCAACATGCCGGGGTTGTCGTGGTACGGCATACACAACGAAAACGGGACGCGGTCAGTCATTTACGCCCCCGAATCGGAATGCGCCTATCAGACTATCCGGGTTCGTGTTCACAACGTCGATTCCCGCCGCGTTGAACATGGCGCGAGCGGTGTAACATGCTTCGGCCCAA